GAATCGAGCACACCTCGTCGGGTGGGAACAGATTCAGGGGCGGTGTCTTTCATGGAGACGACCAGTTCGACGCTTCGTCGACTGTTCCTTCACTGTTCGTCAATGTCGACGACAGCAAACAACGTCTCGCACCACATTCTATAGAAACAGCAACGAAGGGCACACGCATTCGCCTCAACAACCTCAAGGGTCGTAGCCTAATCGACATGGGATTCGACGGTAAGCGCTTGCAAATCGCACAGCCAGTAGCCGTCGGGCTTCGGACGAGTGACTTGGCTGAACGAATCGTCACCGAAGGTAGGAAAACACTCTCAGGCTTCCGTATTTCGGCGCCAAGCAACGTGTTTGTGGCAAAGAATATCAACAATGTGGATGCTTTGACCGCTTTGAGGTACTTAGCAAGGCACGATGGCTTCATGACAAAGGCTGATTCACACGGAATGGTCAGTTATGTGCATCAATTACGTGGCAATCGGTCGGTTTACATCCATCAAGACATGGTTTCTGACGGTATTACCGAAGAAAACATGGATGCAGCCCCGAATCGAGTCACTGTACGTGGAAAACGACGTGCGAACAACGATGATAACATCATTCAAGTCGATGATATTGAGTCTCAGAAGGATGGAGTCCGTGAAGTGCAGGGTGGTATCTTCGCACCGACCGCAAACAACCGCAATGCGACGAAAAACATCGGTCGAAAGTTCTTGGCTACCGCAAAACGTGCAAAAGGCGCCAAAATGTTGACTGGAACCATCAATTCGATGGCTGTACGAGCCGGTGACATCGTTTCGTTCCAAGATATTGGCGAAAAGACCCAAGATATTGTCCTACGAGTGCGTCACAACCTTACTGAGCGCCGTTCTGACATCAAAGTGTCGTCAATTGAGGGTAGTTTGGAAGATTTAATACAACGAGCGCAAGAAGGCGACATTTCTTCGATGTTTGACGACGGTCAAGAGGAAAAACAGCAGGTCAAGGAGAAAAATTACGCTGTCAGCGCCACAATGACCGTAAAAACCACTTGGGTCATCGCTGCAAGGCAAGTCCGACCCGAAGGGATGATAATCGGGCACCCTACAAGGGGATTGATTAAAGGAGATGGCTCAGTAGCCGAAGCAGACAACGCATTGTTGACGTTAGGGACATCTCAGTCAAAATGGATAGTAAAGGGGAATGGTTGAATGCCGTTATTGACATCAGGGCACCGATTTGTAGTGGATAAGTTGGCTGAGGAGATTACACAGGTGGTCTTTGGCTTCGATGGGGGCATTGCCACCAGTGAAGACGGCGGAGCAGGTCGCCCTGCTGTCACAGTCACGCCTGTTGTCCGTATTGTCGACGACAACACCATATCAGTCGAAGCCAAGTTGACGACGACTGATTCATTTACCTTACCTCTCCGAGAGGTATGCATTCGCTCGGCTGACCGAGCGTTGTTCCGATACACGTACGACGCAATCACGAAGTCGTCTGATACGGAACTGATATTCTCAACAATCATCGAGGTGAACTAACATGGTCAACCCACTATCAGGACATACAACTGGACAAACCGCATCATCTGAATCGCTGAAAGATGGAGCAGGGCTAACGAGCACATCACTCACCAATCTGTACGAAGGACTGCATGGCAACGGTATCATTCGACTCGACGACCGTGCCTACAACGACAGCAATCGTCAGAACACAGGTACGAACACTGCGGGTCACGTCACCGTGTCCGGTAGCGGTTCGGTTACTGTGTATGGTGGCTATGCCTCGCTTGGTGGCGTATTGTATTCGTTCGCTAACGGTCCAAACTCATCGAAGACCTATACAGCAGGCGACACGACTTGGCATCTTGGCTCACTACCGGCTGTACCTGCATCGAACTCAGACGTGATTGTGACTGTGTACGTTGTTGCTGACAACAACACTGGTGTTGCAAACGTCAAGCATCACTTCGGTACACCTGTCGTAACATCAACAGGTACGCCTCTCACATCTGATACTTTCTTGTCAGCACCGGGACCTACGAACAACCAAGAGGTCACAGTGCTTGCTGTCTTACGCTATACGATGACAGGTGGAGCAGCAGACGTCACTGCTTCGCTCAACACACCTACGGTTAGCGACAAGCGATGTTTGCTTAGCAACAGCCCGATGTACTTGACTCCACTGACGTCGGGTGCCACAGGTGGCTACGCCAGTGGAGAATCAATCGACCACGCCAATCGTTCACTTGATACTATGAACTCACGCATTGGTGGTGCTGAATCAGGTGCGTTCAACGCTTCGCCACTTGGAGCAATATGGCAAAGTCACAGCCCTGACGGGCACGCAGTCCTGTACTACAGCGCTCGTCGTGACCAAGGCGGTTCGCCTGCTCGCAACACGTGGAGGCTTGCACCGAATGAAGTCAAGACCATCACAACTGGTTCCAACCAAACTGCTACCTTTGATGGTCCAAACATATGGGTCATCACAACAACTGGCAACATCACACTGACGCCTACCAATACATTCCCACACAGTCATACAATCCGTGTGTACCATCCGTCGGGTAGCCACACGTTGCACTTTGACCCATCGGGTATCAACTACGACGTAGCGGCAGGGAAGTCAGTTACATTCGGCTACAACGGTAGTGCGTGGAGTGTGATTGGGCTTTCGGGTGCGGGTGTTGGTACGGTAACTTCTATTGCAACTACTGCACCAATCACTGGTGGTACAATCACAACGACAGGTACAATCGGTATCAGTGCGGCTACAACCAGTGCGGCAGGTTCGATGTCAGCCGCTGATAAGACGAAGTTAGATGGTATTGAGGCCAATGCCGATGTGACAGATGCTACGAATGTAACCGCAGCAGGTGCTTTGATGGACAGTGAAGTAACAAACCTTGCTCAAGTAAAGGCATTTGATTCAGCCGATTATGCTACTGCGGCTCAAGGAACCACTGCTGACAACGCTTTGCCCAAAGCAGGTGGAACAATGTCAGGTAACATTACAATGGCAGGTAGTCAAACTGTTGATGGTCGAGACTTATCTGTTGATGGTGCAAAGTTGGATGCGATACCTACTACGAGAGCACACATGTTTGCAAAAATAACAACACCGGGTTCGGCACTAACAAGTACTGTCCCGGCTGTCATACAACACAGTACGACAGAATACGATGAAAATAGCGACTTTGACGCCAGCGACTATGCCTTTGTCGCACCAAGAGATGGCTACTATCTTGTCAGTGTAGGATTTTATCTGAATCTTACCCCCACTTGGTCATTCTCAATGGTCTATAAATCGACAGATGGCGGCTCAACCTACCCTGATATTGTTGTACGAGAAGTATCGGGTTCGGGACAAAAAAATCAATTAACAACCGTAGTCAAATTAGATGCAAATGACAGATTACGCCACTACGCTAATGCCAGTTTTTCATCAGGCACGTACCAAGTACAAAGTGCTAACACTGCACTTACATATTTTAGAGTCTCGGAGTTGATTTGATGCCGTCAGTAAAGGAAGCAATGGAAGCAAGATACCCTCTCTATGTTTATGATGAACATTTGCACTTAATCCGTGATGACGGAGATGGACTCGTTATCCTAAGTGACGAGTGGCCGTCAGGTTGGGGCGCATGTCCTACGATACAAACAGTACTGAGTTGGCTATGACGCTGATTGTAGGTTAGATTCACATGGGCGAACTGATTGACCAACTGATGCAGACGTGTGAAGTCTGTAAGACGACGGCGTTGCCACTGTCCATTTCAGGGAAGTACACCACAGGTCCAGCAGTAGTGCTCCACGAGTGTCCGAACTGTGGCTACATTCGCAAGCACGGTGGCTTGGGTCCGATAGCCGAGCGAGCGTCTCTTTCTAACATACGCAAACGGCTGAAAAAGTCAGGGCATGGGCAAATGTCACTACTGCTACTACGCCATGCACAGGACACTATCATCAATCAGCGGACGCATTAGTCGTCGGACTTCTTGCCGATGATGTCGTCGATGCGAAGAATACTGATGCTGACTTCGCTTGCTGACAGGATTGCCTGCCTTACCAAACCAACTGGCTCCCATACGTTTGCCTCAGTCATAGAGCAAGTGCCACCGTTCTCGATGTCAGGACCTGCGTCTTGATTGCCTTGTTGATGCTCGTTGCGTAGCGCAAGGATGGTGTCCAAAGGCACGAACCCTGCGTTCTCAGCGATGGTAGCAGGGATGGTCTCTAAGGCGTCAGCAAACGCTTCGATAGCCATCTGTGCTCGACCGCCAATCTCAGCAGCACGGCTGCGGAGGTTGAGCGCTGCACCGACATAGGATGAGCCACCACCAGTGACGACTCTGCCGCTGTTGTAGGCAAGGCATACTACGCCGAGAGCATCATCGAATCCACGTTCGGTCTCATCGAGAGTCTGACGCGTAGCACCACGCAATACGAGCGTGGTCACGTTGCCATCGCCCTTGACGATGATGTAGTCCATGTCACCAACAGTCGTTTGTACGACTGAGGCATCTGAGGCTGTCAGAACACCTTCAACTGAATGGCTGACTGTTGTACCCAGTAATGTAGCCATAGCATCGAGGTCGCTTGGTGGAACACGGTGTGCTACGCTGATGTTGTTCTTGGCGAGCAGTGCTGCTACGAGTTCGTTGACGCTGTCACGACAGAACACGACACCGCCTTTTGGCAACTGTTCGACGATTGCATCGACCTTACCTTGCCAAACATCCTTGTCAGCATACTGCTTATAGGACTTAATGTCGCTGACGCTTTGCAGGTTGACCTGCACGCCCTCTTCTTTCTTGACCGACAAACCAGTGTTGATGAGAAGCACTCGTCCCTCAGGTTCGGTTGGCATGTTCGGCGTCAAGAATGTCTGATTGAGCATGACACCACCAAAGCAGTGGGAGTCATCGAGTGAACCACCCGGTTGCCCGATGACACGAATGCGCTTGATGTCACCCTTCGCTTGTTCCGCCGCCTCAACACACAGTGCTGATACGTGTTCCATGCTTGTCTCAAGTGACTTACCAGTGATGGCTGTCCTCGCTACGTGATTGAGATATTCCTTTGCATCAACCGCAGTGCTTTCGATGTGGTCAACTGCCCATTTCGCTGCCTGACGATACCCTTTGCAGATGATGTTAGAGTGTAGTCCTTTGTCGAACAGTGGTTCACTGTTGCCGAGCAAAGAACCCGCCAATACGGTTGTTGTCGTTGTGCCGTCATAGCACATGCTTTCTTGCGTGTTTGCTGCTTCAACAATCATCTTCGCACCGGGATGGCCGATGTCCAGTTGCTGTAGGATAGTCGCACCATCGTTTGTTACGATGACGTTCCCACCTCCGTCAACCATCATTTTGTCCATACCCGCAGGGCCTAACGTCGACCGAACGGTGTCGGCGATTAGTTTGGCTGCTCGGATGTTGTTGCTTTGTGCTGTTTGTTTCTTTTCTCCAGTCATGTTTGTCCCTCTTACCATGTCACCTCATATTCAGTGACGGCTCCTGACTCTCGGCATCTTGCCTTGACGAAGCCTTCTTGGTGACCGTGATTCCACAACTCATAGGACAGTTGTGCGTCCTTCAAGCAATACTCGGCTACTTTGCCGTAGTTGCCCTTACGCCATTCAAGTGGCGCATCTTCGCTTCGCATGAGTTTGTCGCTCCCTAAGGTGTGACGACATGCATCCGATAGCGGTATACGTTGTCTTGCTGCACTCCGTAGCAAAACAGACGTGTCGATAATGTGTTCCTTTGATTTAGAAAGAGCATCGCCTGCTGCCCAACAATCAAGGCTGTCTCGTAAAACAGGAAGGTCGAAGTTCATCAGATTGTGACCGACGACACGGCCTCCTTTTGCGATGTGGTTGGACAAGTCGTTACCCAGTGTCTCAGGGTGCAGTTCTTTCAGTACCACGCCATCAGGTAGGAACTTCTTGGCCTCAGACTTGTTGCAGTACACAACACCCTCAGAACCGTTCCACGTCGCTACGACTGTTGGCTCAAACATGTGGGTGTTGTTCCACCCGCCAATCTCATGAGAATAATTCTCAGTCTCGATGTCGAGTGCCATTACGTCGCTCATGCTATCAGTTCCTTTATCTCAATTATCTGTTGGATGGTCTCTTGCAAGACGCCCCTACATGGCTCACATACACAGACTTCTTTGTTTCTTCGGTAGCCGAGCAACAGTAGCGCTGATTCGTCAGGGTCATGACACACAAAACACTCACGCATCGTCT